ACATTTGACCTTGATCTACTAACCTTTTATAAATATCATATATATCATCAATTAAAACAATGGTGCACTTAATTCTTGATTTTAATTTTAATAGACTTTCGAAATTTATTATGGAAATCAATTCACAAGTACCTTGATGATAATATGATGCATGCATAGAGAGAAAAATGTTGTTTTCTATCGGAATTTTAGTAATGTCCTTCTCTATGTCCCTATTGTCCTGAAGTGTGTCTTTTTCGGTCATTTTAACCTCCTTAACCGTTTTCACTTAGGCAAGCTTCATTTTATCTATTTGAAGCCACTCTTTAACATCTATATCTGTTTCGTAGCGGAGTTCGACGGCAAGCGAGATTAACTCCGCTACCGTATGCTCCCAGAGGGAGGGGATATTGACTTGCTTCGCCCCTTTGAATTTTGAAGCCAGCCCTAAATCCTCCCGATACTCTGCGAGCTTGCCGTCTCGATTAACTAATATTATCCTATACCGATGAAAGCCCCTAGAGCCAGGAGACTGTAAGTGCACCTCCTGTAAACTCCACGCCTTCTCGTTACCATTCACTGTTAGCGTTGCTTGAATCAACATTACCACTCCATTCATAGGCTGGGGGAGGAGTTTCCCCCACCCCCAGCAAAGAGGGTTAACCTGCCCTTTCGGACAGGCTAGACCTCTATAAACTTTTCCAGTGCCATAAAGGATTGGTTCTATCTCAAGTGGTCTATCCATGTTGTGTGAGCACTTGTCACAGGTTGCCGCTACCTTCTCAGGTAACTTCACGGGAACTTTAGTTTTACCGAAGTCAATCTCTTCTTCTTTGTTTAGCAACTCGGCAAACTCATCCATAAACTTTGAGAAGTTTGGGTTTGACTTCATGATAGGTTTCCCATCTTTGTCTTTTACGACATTACCCTTGGTATCCATCTTCTCAATTACTACTGGACAACTCATCTGTTGTGGATTGTCCTTATCGGGTGTCCCGTGAGTTCTGACAAGACTGTTGCGCACTTCGTCAATGACCTTTAGCTGTGCATTTAATTTACTAACCATCATCGCTAAGTCGTAGCTTGTCCTGATAGGAAACTTCTGCTCCATGAGTTTTGCAAGCGGTTCCCTCGACATCCAGATTTCCCCATTGTTAAGTTTCATATACCCTCCTTTATTTATGGGGGAGATTTAAGGCTCTCCCCCCAAGCCCTTATTCTACTTGGCGCAAGCAAGATGTGCGAAGACACAATGGAGACTTGATGTGCCATCGTTCTTGTCTGTGCGTTCAAAGTTGGGGTACAGAACAATAGGTTCTCCAACCTTCATCTTCTTACCACAGGTGGAACAAATGGTTTCGTCTACCAAGCCTTCTCCGACTATCTGATTATCGTGCCACTTGTTACTGGGATTCTTTCTACTTCCCAGAGTCTTCCCCTGAATCTCAATACCTGCGGTGGCTACACTAACCCAAGAGCCATTTACCCTAGCTTCAAAAGTTCCGAGGTTGCCATTGTCCGTATCTTGCTGGACACCTATGCAGCCATCTATGTCACCACCAGCGGCATCATTAAAAGCGGCATCCGTAGTAGCACGGAAAGGAACTCTCATGGCACCTTCAGTGCCTACGGTTATGGCAGCATTATCAACGCTGATAATAATTTCGGCCGCTGAACTAGATTCTATACCACCCGCAATATTCACCAGACCAGTACCAATGTCGTTTGGAACGATAACTAGGTCTGCGTTACTGTAGTAGATTGAAGCGTCAAAAGCACCGACCCCTGTACCAGTACCGAATCCGAGTTTTACGTTGTCAGCAAGGTGGATTGGGTCAGCAGCTACATATATAGCCGCTGAGTCAGCACCAGCAAGGTAGATACCCACATCCAGGGTAGCACCTACGGTCAAGTCTTCGATGTAGATACCATACTGATTTGTGGGAGTACCACCAGAATTGACTATCCGAAGGGCAGAAGTAGCAACAAGAGTAATGCTTCCGCTTTCAGTAGGAGCAACTAGGAGTAAAGAGTTGGACTCATTAACTGTTACTGCACTACCAGCAACGGTTCGTGTTCCAATGACCACGGTATCCAACTGGGTTGTTACTGTGTTGCTACCAGAGTAGGTCAAAGTGTGTGCCGCTAAACTCAAACCCGTTGCCACGACTGCGGAATCAGAAGCTAATGTGTAGTCAGATATATCAAAGGCATGAGTGGTTACAGCAGAAGTAGTCACCCTGGTATCAATGGCGTAGAATTTAGTTGAAGCGTCACTGATTTCTAGCGCAGCACCCGTAGCAGCGGCGATTATAACGTCACTAGCTGCTGTAAAAGTAAGGTTGCCTGAAGTCAGAACGATACTACCAGATTTTATGGTAAAGCTACCCGAAGCCATTGTGGTATCGCCTGATGCGATATAAAGGGCATCGTTGTCAGTTTCAGCCTCAGTCGGAGCATCTGCAATGTAGACAGTCGCAGCGACAGTGGTATCTCCCGTACCCTCTGTGATGTTTGGTTCCGCAAAGTAAGCGGTAGCAATATAACCATGAGTACTAGCACTCGGTGCTTCGGTTGTTGACGCCGTTGGTGCTACATGGAGTATAGCTGCACTTTGATTGGCGAGTAGTGTTTTAGCTACGTTACCAACATACAAGCGAACATCCACATCGGATACATCCGTATTATCACCAATCACTACACAGTCTTTACCCCCATCAACATACAAGGCATACTGTAAGTTGTCACTTTCTGCCCTGAAGTTAAGGTCGGCACCAAGGTTGTTGAAAAGGAAGTCGCCACCATCTAAGGTGACTGCCCCAGAGAGAACCGTCAGTGCCCCAGACGCTATGTAGAGAGCAGCGTTGTTGCTGTTAGCCTCTGTTGGAGCGTCAGCGATGTAAACAGTTGCAGCAGTGGTTATAGTGCCACCACCAGCATTGGTGATGTTCGGTTCTGCGAAGTATGCCGTGGCTATATAGCCATGAGTCCCTGAAGTGAATTCCGTTGTAGAGGCAGTTGGTGCGACATAAAGTAAAGCCGCACTCTGACCAGTGGCTAACGTCTTTGCCACATTACCGACCATAAGGCGATAGTCTACATCAGAAATGTCGGTATTGTCTCCGATTACCACACTGTCCTTAGCACCATCTACATAGAGAGCGTACTCCAAATTGTCACTCTCTACCCTGAAGTCTCTGTTAGCACCTGCCTCATTAACGATGGTTGCTGAATCACCAACTTCCATCTCGCTGGTACCAGCTATGAGAAGTTTGACTGCTTTACCCGCAATGGCTTGGAAAGAAGCATCCCCACCATTATCTCGCCATAAACCGCACACAGTAGCGCCTAGAGCAGCCCCATCAGTATCAAGTATTAGCTCGTCTACCGTAAGACTAGAACCCCAGTCCATGGTGCCTGTAACGGTAAGGTCTCCCGTGATTGTAGTGTTACCTGTAATGCTAGCTCCACCCGTGCTGATGGTAAGTATACCCCCTCCAGTAATTGTACTGGAAGCAGTCAAAGCTCCAGTGATAGTCGTAGCAGGTGTAATAGTTACCCTTGGGGTAGAGGTGTCAAAAACTATCACATCTGTAGAAGCTCGCCTAATTGAAAGTGCGTCAGCCACAGAATCCTTCAAGATGATGTCGTAAGTACCCGTAGCCGAAGCTGACATATCAATATCAGCACTCAGGGTAAGTGTAGTGCCACTAATGGTAGTGAATACCGCAGCACCAGCACCAGTTACAGACCAAGTTGAGCCAGTACCATCAATATCCTTGGATGATGTGGTGGTATGGGTTAAGTCAATCAACGCACCTGTACCCGCTGTATTCGTGATTACAAAAATGTTTTGTGTTGCTTCATCACCAGCCAGAACAACTGCATTACTATCAACAGTGATAGTCCTACCCGAACCAGAACCACCACCGTCATAGGCTTCGTCAAGGTTACTGATTCCACCACTGGCAGAAACACCATCAATGGTGTAGTCTAAGCCAGAGGCTAAGTCCATACCACTTGCAGTGATATGACCAACCCGTGTTCCCTCGTAGTAAAAGTTTAGGCGGCCGTTATGTTTGTCGAATTGCCACCCTTTATGTGTTTTAGAAACAGCCATATTGTTTTTTCCTCCTAAGATGCTGAAAGGTCAGCACCTGAATCTTAGTGGGGATTGATTTCAGGACAATCCCCAAAAACCTTCTTAATTACATATTAGGTATTGATTGTTCCCAGGCAACACCTTTAAGATAGATGTTGACCGCAGTGGTAGTTCGATTTATCACCCCTAGGTAATAGTCAAGAGGAAGGTCTCTATCTACCGAAGTATTAAAGACTTTCTCCGCACTGCGACCATTAGAGTCTACCGTAAGAAAGGTTGCCCTGACACCCTTACCTGAACCCCTGTCCTGCATCTCAACTTTCATGTATAGCCACTTTGAGGCTATTGGAGCTAAACCCACCATTCTCAGGTCGGCTATTGCCGTTGTGGTATCAACACCACCATTAGCCCAGAAGCAGTGGAGCTCATCATAGGTTGCATTTGAATCATAAAGAAAACCGATAAACCCATCAGCAACCTGACCTGTGATGACCTCGCTATCAATCTTGGCGGGTAGGATGCTGTTTGCCCCAGTAACAGCATCAAAGAACCCAAAGTTAAAGGCTACATCTGTAATAGCCCCCAACTGGAGCAGTATTTCAACCGATGAGTGCCCCTCTTGCCCAGTGAACATAAATTTATCACTGAGGAACTCATGTCTGTCAGCACCACCAGTGGAAGTTGCCCCAAAAACGTGCAATCCCTTACCCGCTGCAACCGCTCTGGCAAAAGCCGTGCCAGCATCATTGGTCTCAAGCCAGGCAACACCATTGCCTGCACTACCTATATTGTCCGCAGCAAAGGTTTCCTCATACCTAGTTATTCCCTTTGAACCCATGTTCGCCATTTTGTTCTCCTTTGTCGGGTGTCTTCATCACCCAAACATCTGATTTTATTTTAGACAAAGTTTTTGCACCGCTAAGAGTCTTCATCCCTTACTCTATCTGATTTTTCAGCGGTATTAACTTGTTGGAGCAGTCGCATCGCTCACCATCGAATATACCCAGTTGCTTAAACGAATTCCGTAGGCATACTCATCATAGTGATACACATGGTCTCCACCACCACCACGCTTCTCGTTCCTTACACTTATAATGCGTGGTGCTCGACCTTGGACTAGAACGATTCCCTCCATAGCAAAAACACCACCAGTAGCATCATCAATACCACTGACTATCGAGATGTTGCCATCCTCATAGACTTCTGTACCTGCTATCGGTAGGTCAAACCTGTTCTGAAATACTCGTGCAGTCGGGCCTTCGTCAACCACATATGTTCCCACACCAGCTACCAGTTCGTCATATAAATCCTTTATCTGGAAACCATGTAAGACGCATCTGATTGGCTTGTGCCCTGGCTCAGTTGTATTGCTTGTGATGTTATAAGATGCCGAGGCAATATAACCCGAAGATAAAGTAACGCCTGCACCAGGGTCAGAAGTATCAGTTGCGCTGGCAAATAATACCAGCCCGTCTTCGTCTTTCTTTCTCTGAATTGCGTTCTGCCCAAGACTACCTATCTTAGATAAGCCTATTTTGCTGATTCTTGCTGCTACTCTATCAGTGATAAATGTTTCAATACCCACCACTGTCGGAGTAATTGAAATCAGTGAATCAGCTAACTGCTGAGGATTGTCCAGTTCCGTGGTTTCAGTTACAGCCTGTGCGGTTAATTGGTCATACTTGATTTCCTGCCAAGCAGGTCCAATACCCTCACCTAGTGTAGCCTTATCCACTAGTTGAGGCATAACCCCCTCAAATTCCCTCACTATCCTTGCTGAAGAACGGACATCATCCAAACTATCAGCAAGTGCTGAGGTTGTAGTCCATCCACTTGTTGCCATAATTTAACTCCTTATTAAGCAATTCCTAATTTCTTAGCTCTCGCCATATTTGTTTTGTTTAACGGTAAACTCCCATCACCAAGTCCCTTTTTGAACTCAGCATCGGAATCACTACCCCCACCACTTCCCGTGGTAGTATCTACCGAGTCAAGACCTAAATCCTTGCGGAGTTTAGTTTCTAAATTCTTCAAATTCTCCGCCTGTTTCTCTCCAGCCTCTTGCTGTTTTGCGTTGACTATTTTCTGAAGCGAATCCGTGAATCGCTTTCTACCTGTAAAATAGTCAGGTGCGTCAGAAGCATAATCAATTCTCTTGTCGTTAGGCTCTATTCCCCAGATTTTAACTTCTTCTGTTAAAGAGTCATTCATCTGTTGGATTTGAGTCGCTTGCTGTCTCCTCTGCTCCTCATCCTGTGCATTAGACTGATAATGTTTGTCTTGCTCCCGTAGTCTTGCCAGTTCTATGTCCTTCTGAGTTTCCTCATCCAGACCACTTAGACTGGTTTCGTATCCTTTGACTCTTGATTCGGCAAGTCTCGCCCTGCTTTCGGCATTTCTATTGCGGTCTTGCTCCCCCTGAAGCTGTCGCCGACCCGCTTCTACTGCTGTCTTTGTGGCTTCCGTAGATGCCTGCGAAACCATCTGTTGTATCCTAGCCTCTTGCTCTGTGCTAAAAGGCTGCTCTGTAGACTTCTCCTCTGCTTTCGTTTCCCCTTTTTCTTCCGCCTTGGTTTCAGTCTCCTTTGAAGTAGTCTCCTCTGTTGAAGCCTTCTCCTCTTGAACGACTTCCTCGTCCTTTGCCATTGTAAACCTCCGTTTATTTAATAAAAAAACCCACTCACGGAACTCAAGGTTCTCGTAAATGGGCTATCTTAGTAGCTCTGGTTATTCGGTTGTTAACGTGCTGAGGGAATTGTGTTTAGAACACTTATCCTATTATACCACACTTTTAACTTTTATGTTGAAGGCGTTATAATGCCCACATCTAGGGCAGACTATCTCAACCTTGCCATCAAGATTTCCACCTAGCTTTTTATTACACTTCTTACAACGAATTTCAAAAATCAACCCTTGTATCCCTCGCTTCATGTGCAACCCCTAATAAAACATTCTCTGCTTCCAATAGAATAACCTTCCCCTCTAAGCGTTTTATCCTATTCTCTAATAACGTGATTTGCTTATGTCTATCATCACTCACTAGTTGCAAGTTCGCAATTCCATTGTCATCCTTAATTCCGTTTTTATGATGTATGATTTCCCAAGACTGCAAACACCTGCCTAAGTGTTTTGCCATAACGAGGCGGTGTTCTAAAATATACAATCTTTCCCTTCCCTTTGCCCCACGCCTAAAAACCATAGATGCAAAAAAACTGTCATTTGGGACTGATACTAAAATATAACCTTGGGTATGCCTCGTTCGCCCTCCTTTCCAAAAGGGATTTTTATCACCTAATAATTCACTCCATCTAACTTTAGCAGAACACCCCCGACAACGCTTACTCTCAGACTTTCCGTTTCTTATCCGCACTTTTCTCACCTGCCCGCAATCCAAGCAAGGTTGCATCACGCAATATCTATAACCATCCAGAAAGACATCTAAGCCATCCACTTGTTTCTTACACCTTAACTCGTCTGTCATTTTGCCTTTGTCAGTTTTCCCCCACCCTTAACATGGTACAATAATCGCATCTGAGACATAGCCTCTTCTCTCGTTGCATGTTTCCCTTTCACATCACCAGTATCTTTATTATATGTAATCCACCTGTCTCCCTGTTTCCTAACTGCATACGGCATCACTTACTTCCTTATCAAAAACGATAAAACACATTTAGAGCATTTGTAATTTCAGGCGACCCCAATTTAAGCCGACGCTTCAAGAGTGCTATCTGTCTGCGAGCAAATACTATCTGTGGATAATTAAACAGCATTAGCTTTGCCTGAATCGGGTCAGTTCTTTCCAATATCTTAATCTGGTCTGAAATCTGTTTTAGTTCCTTACCCAGAGATTGCCAAACCTGCCTCTCTATATCCCAGTAAGGTTGTAGGACATCCCTGGCTGCTTTAAGAGCTTGTAGTGCTGGAGGTTCATCCCATTTAGCACCCATATACTCTTCTACATAATCCAATATTCCTTGACCATACCGTTGAACGAATTGTTGCTCTCGTCTATCTGCCTCATCAAACCTATAATTCCCGAACTGGTCGTACATATCTGGGGCATACATTGATTGATAGTATTCTCTTCTTGCTATGTCTTTGGGGTTCATTCTCGACATTTGTTCTGGGGTTAAAGGCTGATTGAAATACTGATTTATCTCAGCATATTCTGGGCTTAGTTCTCTTTGAGAATACATTGCCCTTCTAATAGCAGAAGCCTCATCTGCCTTTTCTCTGAATGTAGTGCCATCCTGAGTAACAGAAAACTCGGCAGAAGCAGTCATTATGGATTGTCGGTATCTTTCCTCTACCGCAGCACCTTCTTTACGCCACGCATCCCAAACTAAACCTTCACCCCTAGCCATTTTACTGGTTGTTTCAGCAGCAGTTTGCGTAGCCTCTTGTAATTCAGGACTTCCCCTTTCCAGTTGTAATTGAGCTAACTCACCCTGTTGTAATCCAACCTGTTCCCAGTCCATTCCATAAGTTTCTTGAGCTAATCGGTCTCGTAAGATATTTCTTTTCTCCCAATCACTTCTGGGGAATGTCCTCATACCTAATTCCTCCGCTGCTATTGCTGTCGGAGATAGTCCCTCTTTTTCCATAAACGCTGATTGTAACGCAATCGGCATAACCTGTTCCAGTAAAAACAAAGAGTAATCGCCTGGATTTTCAAACGGCTCACCAAAATAGTTGTGCCCGAACACCATCCCTTCAGTAAACCCAGTTAGTGGTGCAGACTTGGAGAACATAAACTTCAAGAAGGGATTATCAAATCTGTTCATTTTAACAAAATCCAATGGCTCATTTAAGCCCTGCCCTGTAGCAGAAGCCGCTACATCAGCACCAAACCTCATTAAAGAGGTCATCATACCCCCAAGCCCGAAATGCCTTGTAGAACCCGTTACGGGGTCGGTTATCTCAATGGTCATAAATCTTCCATTGGTCGGGTCGAAGTTAGGCTCTTGCCCTACAGCTTTAGATATACCAGCATACATTACAGCACCAGCCGCCATCATTGAACCTAACGCTTTTCTAGCCTGGTCTCCAGTAAAACCACCTTTCAACATATCACTTACCAGAGCAAACCCAGCCCTGGTATATCTTGGGGCAAAGAATAGAAATGCCTGCTCAAAATCTCTCTGAACTTTACCCAGACCTAATCCCTTAGACGACATCACACCTGTCATACGGTCAATGTGTCGGGCTATCTCCATTAAATCAGCTTCATTCTTAGCACTTCCCTTTAATCCCTTCCACATCTCGTTTCTCATCACATCACCGAAAGAACCAAAGGAAGCCTCGAACCTTCCGTAAGTCTGTCTTATGGCTGTCTTGCCGATTGCGGGACTTCCTAATGCCAACCGTGTAGCCCTGGCTGCTTCTCTCTGCAGGGCGGGCATAGCCTCCATAAACTCAAACCCACCGACATATCCACCGTAATTAGCCCTCTCCATTAAAGTATCCATGTTCTTAACTAGATATTCCTGATATTGTCTGGGTTTTAAGAATGTCTTAAACGACATAGCCGCAGCCCTACCCCACGCTGTTGGATGCAAGGCAATCCCAGGAAGTCCCTGGATGAACATAGCACTAAAGTCAGCCGCAGCTACAAGGGTTCTCATTTCACCAGATATAGTGGCGAGTTTACTAAGTGGGCCGAAACCAACATCATCCCAGTATCTCTGAATTTCAACGGCTACATTCTTAGGATAGATTTTACCCTGAAATGCGGGATGCCAAATGGTCGCTTCTGTCCCTAAAGTCGGGGTTCTAGCCTGCTCCATTAAGGCTTGTCTCGCAGCCTTGGCTTTCCAGAACGGGGCTTGAGCAGCTTCTATAATTTGATTTGCTTCTTTAACTAACGCTTTTAATCTTTCAGGTTCACCAATAGCTTCTCTTACCCTTCTACCTAATTCGGGAAACCTTCTCTCCTGTGCTCTTAATGTTTGCTCGGTTAGTTTCTCACCCCTGACAGCCCTGTTGATAACCTTAACCAATCTCCTGGCACCCACTAAAGTAAAAGCAGTTTTCTTGGCTTCTGCTAAAGTCTGGGGAGCTATTGCCATAGCCCTTTCCAAAGGCTTTACCCCAAACTGTGCCACCATACCAGCTATTCTCTGGTCTGATATTCTCTTAGCAGCACTCTGAAGGTATAATTCAACAACCCTCTCCATTGAGGGTTCGTATAATATTCCCGCCTTAACACCCTCCGCAGCAGTTTCATAAAATCTGGTCTTTTCCCAAGTCGCTTTAGCCCCTATCCTTCCACCACCCCTACTTCTTATCTTAATAAGAGCATCATCTACATTCTTACCGATTACTTCACGATGAACCCAGTGAGAGAACTCATCGAACTTTAACAGCTTGACATCTATTCCCGCTTCCTTTAACCCATCTAATACCCAGTCCTCTACTCTGTGAATTTGCTCTATGTAGGCTTTTTGTTGCACGGTTAATTGATACCTTGCAGGATGCTCGGCTATGTCGCTTATATGTTTAGACGCATCCTTAAATCCAACTTTCGCTCTAATCTTAGTTAACCCAGTCGCCTCGTCTACGCCAAATAGTCTAATCGGATTAGGGTGTAGTTCCCTTAAAGTGGCTAATGCGGTTTGACCTTTACTTAAAAGTATTTCCTGCGTTCTCACACCAACAAGTAATGCCCTTGCCGTTGTATCCTCTACCCCCGCCGTTACAGTGGCAGCCCTACCACCTATCTTTTCAGTAATAGATTTAAGGATAGGTCGCCTACCGAACATCTGTGCTACTCGTCTCTGCCAATCATCTTTGGTGATAGTCTTTTCAATGGCCTCGGAGGCAGGAGCAATAAACCTTGAGGTTGCAGGTAAAGCAGAGGGGACTAACTTCTTTACTTGTTTAACAGCCAATCCTAATGGTTTGGTAATCGGATATGCCAATGTTCTCTCCACTGCCAAAACAGGTTTTAACGCCTTCTGCCCCAAAGCGGCTGCCCTGGTTAAACCAGCGATACCAGTTCTAGTTCCTAAAGCTGCAGTCGCACCCAACCCTGCTGTAGCTAAAGCAGTAGCAAACCAGGGGACACTTTCTAACGCCCCTTTAACACCAATAGTCCACGGCTTGTCCCTTATTCCTTGTGGTGTCCACGGTAATCTGAATAGAGGTTCTGTCTGAAAAGAAGGCTCATCCCAAACCTCGTATTCAGCCCTTTCCCTCTGCCACCAGGGTAAGTTTTCTGTACCTGCAACCGCAGGAGTAAATGGGGCAGCTAAAAATGTTCCCGCAGCCTGCTCAACATTCCTTATCCACTGTAATGGAGTTTGCCACCAAGGAATGTCTTGAGGGGCTTCCTGGCCTATCTGGGGCTGTCTGGTAATAGGTTGAGGTTGAACCTGTGGTTGAAATCCCCCCAACTCAAGTTCGGGTAATGCCATCAGTTTCTCAAGGGCAGTATTGCGTTCCAACTCACCGAGTTCTTTTAATCTCTGCGGGAGTTGTTTTTTAAATATATCTAACGCAGCAGGACTTAACGCCCTAATTTGTTCCTCTAAATCTGGCATTATCTAAACCTTGAAAATCCCCCGAATTGTCCTGTTGGTGCTCTTCCCGAACCTAACCTGAATTGAGTTTCGGCTGGTGCAGCACCTGTCCTGGCTTGTCTGTATCCTAAGAACTGTGCTTGGGCTGTCGGCCCCCACTGAGCCTGAAGCTGTGCAGATGGAGTTGTTAATGCTGGCATATTAGCAAAGGTCTGTTGCCCCTGAACACCTGGTATCGGTTGTCCTATCTGCATCCCTTGAGGAGCTACCTGCCCGCCTGTCTCTTGAAATCCTAATGGCATCATCCACGGTTGAATTACTGGTTGCTCTCCTGTATAAGCAGCATACTGTAACCAGTTTATCGGTTGGGCTGCCAGTTGTGCTCTATATCGTTGTTCTTGTTCTTGGGCGGCTTGTTGCTGAGCCTGTTGCTGAAATGCTAATTGCTCTTGAAATTGTGCTTGCTGTTGCTCAATCTGCTGTTGCTGAAGCCCAAACTGTTGCTCTTGTAACCCAAACTGCTGTTGCTGAAAAGGTGAAATCGGTGCAGGTTGGTCTCCTGGTCTCTGTCCCCAATTAGGCGGATAATCCCACTGACCTAAACGTTCACTCCAAGTAGCAGTTCTACCGAAAGCGTCAGTCGGAGGTTGTTCTGGTGAAGGAAAACCTAATTGCTGCTGTCTCTGTAACCCTAATTGCTGTTGCTGTAATTCTCGCTGAGACTGTTGCTGTGCTGTTAATCCTGTAAACTGGGGCACCCACCTATTCATATCTCTATCAAACGCCCAGCGAAAGCCCTCTGGAGGAGGGTCTGTGGGAAATGGCGGAACTTCTATCTTGAACCCCGTTAAGTCTACCCCAGCTGCCTCTTCTTCTGGTGTTGGTGTTGGTTCTTCTGGGGGTGGAGGCCGCCTTTGTTCCAATGTTAAAGGTTGCCTAAATCTTATACCCTCTTGTGTGGGAACTGCCACCTGACGAGTCCAAGGGGCTATGAACCCCTCCCCTGCAGTGGTTTCCCAGGGAAATCTAAGCCCTTTCTCGGCAGGAGCACCTGGACGTTCCGCCTTTACCCAGTCGGTATAACTTAATCTCCCACCAGCATTCTTATAGTCTGCCCATAATTGTGTATCACTCCTGATTGCTTCTGGCATTAGACTTCTCCTTCAAGCTTCTTCATTTCATTAAAGGCTTTATTAAACTCTTTCTTTTCTATCTGTTCTCTGAACTGTATTAGGGGAATTAAATCTTCTGCAATAATCTCCTTCATCAATTCAATGTCTTCCTTAACTAATTCCTGCATGGTTTCTAAAGAATTACTCATCTATTACCTCCACCGCCGAGTCCTTGTCCTGATTGTATCCCAGAATTACCCTGCTCTACTAATTTTCTTAATTGGTTATCTATGTCTTGGGCTGAACCCATAGGTGCTCTATTGGGAATTCCTGGCACCATAGGCCTTTGCCCTTGAGCCTGTCCCTGTCCTTGCTGTGCACCCTGTTGCGCTGGGGCAGCCTGACCCTGTAAACCCAACTGTTGTAAAGCCTGCTGGTATAACATTGCTAGTGTCTGGTCTTTTAACTGATTATAAGAAGGCATCCTTCTCAGGTTTTCCTTCTCTTGTTCCCGTCTCATCCTTTCAGGGTCAACATTGGACATCTGATTCCAAGTCCATTCCTGAGTTGTAATTCCCTGCCCACCATTCCACATCTTTAACAGAGAGTCCTGCCGTCTATACTCATCTTCTTCTGATATTGGGGCAAACTCCACATAATAGTTAAATGGTTCTCTGATTAACTTCTTCTTAACAAGGACATCAAATTCGTCCGTAGGCGTTTTAGTCCATATTCTAAAGTCACCTGGGATAACATTTTTAACCAACATCGCACATTTAGAAAGTATCTGTGCCCATCCATTCTGGAAAGCAGGTGTAGCATATTGATAAATTGCAGAGGCTTCAGCAATTATTAAACGTCTATCAGCCCCACTTCTCACACCTACCTCAGAAAGACCTCTAGCACTTCTCGGTGCGGCGTGAGAGGAGATATAATCGTGTGTTAGGGCTAAGTGCCTGGCAGATGCTTCTGACGGAACTTTGGACTCCCACTCGTGAAACTCCACATCCTTACCACCCACAGGCCAGTATTTACCATATTCTTTCTTAACTTCCCCAACAGTCCCAGCATCAACACCCGTGACATATCCACCACCTAGCGTCCCCTGTGTCATCAGAATATTATGGAGACTGTAATTTAGAGACTCTGAAACCAAGAGGTCATTCATCTTTCTTAACAACCCGACATATCTATTCTCAGGCTTGTTTTCCGTATCCTCATCACCCAACCCAGATTCGATTAAAGTGTAGGGATTGAAACCATACTTATGAGCTACTACCCCACCTGGAAGTTTGAGCATAGAGTCGCCTTTAATAGATTCCCCTTCGGGTGAAGTCACCACAAACTCGGCTCTATACTTATCAGTCCAGAAAGAAAAGGTTTCTATCCAAGTATCGGGGTCTCTTTTCTCTTTATCTTCATAATGAGGCCAGATTCTCTTAACATCATATAGTTTCCTCTTATACCACTCTATGACATAATAATCCCCCCCAGTATAAGGGTCGGGCATTATATGATATGGATTTATCGCCTTAATAACAATCGGTAAAGAGAGATGTTGTCCAGCCCTCCAGTCATCTAATCTTACAGCGTAATCATCATCGGATTCCCCATCTTTTTGTTCGGGCTTATCCACCCATCTATCAGCATCCCAGATAGTCTTAAAAACCGCTAATCCGTGTTTCCAGTAATGCTTTGCCCCGACATGGGCTGGAGCTATTCTTGACTCTACATTTATACCGTGAATTATTCCCAGACCTAACTTACGAAGCATCTCGGCCGACTCTTTGGAAATTTCAGATGTTCCCTTCTTATTGGTGAAAACCCTCGCATTAAAGATATTGGTGTGATTTATCCCCGTATCCACAACATCCCTCGCCGTGGGGAGAACCACCCTGTCCTTCTCAAATTCCTTTGGGATATGTAATCTATCCTTAAAATCCAGATTGTAAAACCTTTCGTCATCCTCGTAACATTGTCTCAGGTTAGAATAGTGTTTCTTACAAAACTCGAACTCCTTTAAAATCTCATCTGTTGTAGGTTTATCACTTCGTTTGCTCATTTAATACTCCCCTGTAACTGTTTATCTATAAGCCTTTGTATCACCGAGGGATGCTGTTCACCCCAGGTTAATGTTTCAATAGGTTTTAGAGGAGAAGATGAGGTCTTGACATCGCCCTTCTTTAACCAACAAATACCAACGGCAATCACATAGTCATCATGCTGAGAGGACATCGCCTCTATCTTGCCCCCCTTATCAGCATTTCTAATTATACCATAAAACTGCTTCAAACCTTCATGGTTATAAATCTTAATCTGGTAATCGTTTATTGCGGGGATTAACGCACCGAACAAATCGCCCCTGTTCTTATCGTCTGTAAAAAAGCCGACTCTTTTCAAAACCTCGTTATCATCAATTCTATTCCACGCAATCGGCTTATCACCCCTGTATCCTAATCTTTTATACCCTAATTCAACCGCCTTCTTAATAACTGTCCTACCGTATAAGTTCGCCTCTATCCACCATAATGGGTTGTGATAACGTTTTAATAGATTTACACTGTGATAGGCTAACGCTTCTGGGGGGATTGTCCTACTAAGAATATCGGCTACAATATCCCCTGTCTTTACATCCAATATAGTCGTAACCTGGAAGTCTTTCATAACACCAAGAGATACATCTGAAGCTGCGATGTAGAAATTGCCGATATGATAATCTTTGTAAATGTGGCAAATATCATTATCAATCCCATCAAAGTCCTCATTTATCTTACCCCTGACATCTTCCCCCATTGCCTTGAGAACCTTCTTGTCAAAGGCTGCCACGGTTTCACTTCGAGATAGTGCTTCCTCAATAGAGCGGGGATAGTTCTGCTCCATATATAACTCAATCCCCAACTCTGCTACTTCATCAGGGGGTGCATTTCTCTTGGTAAATTCGTACCATTCCTCATCTCTGCCTGGCACAACATCCCAGGGAAAGAAGAGGGGTGTGAAATCATTTTTCTTCTCAATGGCATCCTTAAATAATCCTTTAGCAAGAGTGTCTGGGTATTTTTTCTCCACCGTGAATATACTGATGAACTGTCCGCCTGAGCGGTCAATCGTTGGCTTTGCCGAGCGATAATTCTCATAGGCATAAGGGTGGTCATCATGCTCGTCGCAAACTATAATAGAAGCAGTATGACCCTTACCCGCAAACTCGGTGGCAGGCATTGCCATAACCGTGCTATGCATAGAGGGAATAGTCATTTCCCCCTTGCTCCTAGAACCAATCTTGAGTTTCAGAAATGAAGGCAACTGGTCGTACATTTCGTAGCATTTACCCAAAAGCAGAAAGGCATCATCTTCTCTGGCTGCGAAAAGCAATACAGTACTCCCAGTATGCGAAAGTGAGTGCCACAAAACATAAGCAGCCGTAATATAGGAAAGCCCGATTTGACGTGCCTTGAGAATGGTTATAAACCGCTTGGTTAGAAATGCCCGTATAACTTCCTTTAAGTGAGGCCACAACTGCAAGGAGATAGCTCCACCAGGATTATCTAATGTGGGCGTTTCTACCAACTTCACCCACTTCAAGAAGTACAGAAAACTCCCCATACACTTGGAAAACTCAATGGTTAATATGACTTCTTCTTCGGGAGTCCTGTCATCTTTGGAAAAACAAAGTGCTACTTTATCATCGAATTCTTTACTCATCAGTTCAAATTAAATACCATAACCAAGGTTACACCCTTAAAAATAAAGACACTGACAAAAACTATCGGCTTGGTTATAGTATGAAATTCCTTTATCATATCTTCTTATATAGACCTACCGAATCAGGGTTATCTCTATACCTGTACTCTATCTCCAACTTTCACCCCACACCCCCTATTATTAAATACTTCATTCTATCTCTTTAACTAAATCATTCCAAAAAACTAAGTTCTCAAGTAAAAATAAGGTCTCTCCATTATCACGCCTGATTTCATCTATGACCTTCTTTAACTGGGCTTTGGCTATAGAGTAATCTTGTTCCTCAATAACATCGCACAATTTCCAGCCCTCACGCCATTCCTTGCCCCCATTTGCCATATCTATCGCTTCAGCTATCTCCAATTTACTTAATAATATGCTCATCTATTACCCCTTAAATACTGGTCACATAATCCCTTGAGGAAATGGTTGAAAAAAAGCTCTGCACTTTTATCAGCCCTGCCTGTAAACCTTAACTCCCCATCCACAGTCTCTAACCTGCCCACCTCTTCATCACCATCATAGAAAGACACAATAAACGATTGCTGTATCGAATTATCAATTAAAAGAGCATTATCGTCACCCATCACCGTATCTTTCGCTTTCATAATTACCCTCCTTTATTATAGTATAACACCCTATCCCGTATAAGTCAATACTTTCTTTACATAATACTGATAGTTGTAGAATAATAATATTTTCTCGATGTAGTCAACAATTATAATAACCCAATGTCATATGCCCAACCCACTTCATTCACCACTACCCCTTGATGGGGGGTAATCTATGTATAGGTATTCAATTAGTGCTACAGTGTGCTTCTCGTGCATCTTGGTGCGTCTCGTTATAGCTAGGCACTCCATTTACCGTTTAGTATTCTATCTCTTACATCACTCATTCTTATATCACCGAATCTTACCAGGGCTAGCATGTTGGCCGAACCGGTGAGTGTTGAGATTGTCTTGTCTAATGAACTGTATATCTTGAGTAGTTCGACAGCCTCTTCACGGTCTATTGTAACACCCCGTGAACCCGTAACGCTATCCTGTGAACCCTGCCTGTATTTCCTCATGTACTCCCTGTGAACCTCTTTATTCTGTGGCACCTTGTGAACCCTCCTTTAATAATCTCTCTTCTTCTTTTACCTCTAATAACTCCCTAGATGCTAGTGCTCTCATATCAGGCGTGATTGTTATTTCACCCTTAATAGCCAACTCTTCTGTAACCTTGCCCTCACCCCGGTCAGCAAGCTCCTTAAATGCTGGGACATTGCCCTTGGAGGCTTCATTAGCTAACTTTAATACAATCTCTTTAAGTAAGTCGGGATTGCTTTGTAATAAGTCTCTTACAGCTTCAGATATATACTTAATGTCCTTTGGTCTGCCTTTAGGATTACGTATCTCACCTGGTTTAACGGGGATTAGATTATCCCAACCTTTATTTCTCCTAGTCGTTCCAACGGTCTCTGGTGTTATGTCTACAACCTTAACTCTCTTGACCGTTTCACCCAAAGTATTGTTATAGAACTCTTTATCTTCATCTATCATATCTCATTATACCACATTAAACAGTTAGATGAATTAGTGAGCATTTGGTAGCATGTGGGAGATAATAGCAGTTTATGAGCTTAGATGTAACACTTATTTACTCACCCTTTGTTGTGGTGGGTTTTAAGTGTCAATATACATTATTAAATTGCTTGACTTTGGTGTAGATAGGCTTATAATGAGTATAAATGGAGACAAGAATGAAACAGGTAAAGTATTACAAGAGTAGAATTGAGCGGGTATGTGAGATGTGCCAGAAGCCTATCAGGAAGGGTAATTTATATAGAATGATAAGGCATCTTTCTGAGACAGCCTGGCCGATTTGCTTTAATTGTGATAAAACCGAACCCATATCGTGGGTATAATGAGGGTATAACTAAAATAAATAGGAGGTGAGGGAATGGCTGATGAACTTAGAAATTTGGAGGCTTTAGTTGATACAGTAGCCAAGCGTATTGCGACTGAAGTTAAAGCTGGTGATGTGAAGGCTCTTAAAGAACTGCTTTGGCATGTGCCAGTGGTTATCCTTAAACAGTATGCTGTTGGCGGACATTAGCACCTTAATAATCAAATAGCCTGAACTTATTGACTACCCGATGTTAACCTTAGTGGGGGCAAGTAGAAGATAGGAGAAGGCACAAGCTGATGGCTTCATTTCTGGGCGGGCAAGTAACCGAGCATAAGACTTGACTAAAATTAGCAAGCAGCTAGGGGGTATCATAATGACACTTACCAAAAGCCCGACTTTACTACGAGACATTAGGGGGGCCAACGGGGAATGGTTTTCGCAGAGTAATAAGCGATTTTTCAACGATGTATCCTACCGAGCTTATTACGGGAAGGCCACAGGCAAGGCTTACTTAGCCCGCTCAACCTATGCTTGGACTGATATGCTTGGACAACCTAAACGGTTACACTGGAGACTCAATGAGATAAACCAAAACACACTTGAAATTGAGAGCTTAATAGACGAAGAGTTTTCCAATATTTTCACTCTCAAAGCTTGGCTTAGAGTCCACTAAGCAAACAATCGCCCGCCCGGACATGAGGTCATCAGTAAATAGATAGGCTGTGAGCTATGCCGCCTTTGCTAAATAATAATTAGTGAGGTGAAAAGTATGACGCATGAACTCATTGAACTGGCAAAGAAATACCCAGGTCATCATCCACATCAATGGCTCAAAGATTTATATTCCTACTGGAAAGATAAGCCAGTAGCAAAGACCTGGTGTGGTTGGATTGAAGAGTCGGGAATACTTGAAACATAGACTTTCAAACCGCCATAAATGGACATCTTCTGATTGGCGAGGCTTCTATCTTGAATGCCTAAATTGTGGGCGAGTAGCTAAGGCAAGCCAGGTTAAACGAGGGATAGGGAAATGTCCAGGGAAACGGCACTAGTAAGGCGGTATAATTCACGGTCTATCAATAGAGCTAGTACCTTAATAATTGAATAGTGGGCGGGTGAGAAGGGAGCGTCAGATGTCGTATAAAGCAGAGTTCTTTGATAAACTGCTCGAAAACATAAGACAGCTTGAAGGAAAACTCACCGCAGACAAAGAGAATCATCTTACCAGGAGCATCGAAAATACTTGTTACTTCGCACAAGCTCTACACGATACCTTTAAGGATGTGGGGGATGTTGGGATGCTGTTAGCAATGAGGGCTAGCTGTGATTACTCGCCAATAAACAAGAAATAAAACATTTACCCGCTCACTATTAAGCTATTAAGACTAACAAGGGGGTATGAAATGGCAGCAAGAATTATGAGAAGACACGGAGAGTATTGCCACCATTGCCACTGTGAAATACAAATAGGTGAGCGATGGGAAAGGAATGATGGGGTAAGGTGTACAGAGACAAGAAAGATATATCATTCCGACCGGGAAATTTGCTATAGGAGGGTAAGAGTGTACAAGGTTTTAAAGGTGATACGCCCAAAGTTCCCAGATATAATTAACAATTACAAATTAGTTTTAGGCGATTCTACTGCCCTTGGAAGGCACACTGTCAATATTAACCCCTACCATAAATGTGTCATGGCTGATGGTACGGAGAAGCAGGTTTTCAAACTCAGAGTTAATGACGAAATAATAATGTATTAACCGATATAGGAGGGTATAGACAATGGCAGAAGATATAGTTTGTGAGGGAGATTGGTACCCTGAGTGTGGTGAGGGTAAGGCTATCGCTTTGGAGTATCCCTATAATGGCTTAAAGTGTGATAATTGTGGGGTAGAATGGAACGATAGAGGTGTAAGGCGACCTTGTAATAGCGCATCAGCAGGGACTTAACCAATAGACCATAAGTAAAAAAAGGGGGTAGATAATGAAAGTATATCGTGTTTTGTGTACTAAGCGAACTTTTTGGGGAATAGTGCTATGTCGAGGATATAGTTACTGGAGAATAGGGTTTGGTTGTGGCTTCCTCGAAATAGGTGGTAGTTGTAGCGGACTATATTTGCCTAGACCATAAGTAAATAATGAGGATAGCGTAGGTACAGAGAGTTCTCAGGCGTAGACAGGTGAGATATAAGCTCGCCAATAACCGACAACAACATTGATTTATGCCACATAGTAGTTTAAGATAGTAGTATCAAGTAAGAAAGGAGGAAACAATGGACACATCGAGATGCATTAAGGAAGAGGAACGGAAGCTATTGGCGGAGAGTTTTAGGGTTTACGAATATGCGATTGAGATTAGAACGGTCATTGAGAATTTCGTTGGTGAGGATAGACCCGAAGACCCAAAGAAACCAACTATTTTAAACCCTATTGTACAAGCAACTTGTAATATCCAAGATGCCCAAAGAGAAATAACCAAAGCAGTTGCAATATTTAATGCACACGTTATCAGAAAGGTTAAGTAAGAAGGGGGTAAAAGGAAGATGGCTATAAGCGAAGGAATGGTGGAGTATACCAAGTGGTGTGTCAAGTATCCTTGGCATGTTAGCGATGAGCCAGTACCCGATGATTGTGGTTGCGAGTATTGCACTAAGGAGCGTACCAAGAATCAGGTGAAAACAGTAGAAGAAAGGAGGTAAAAAGAATAGAGCTGGGGTGGCGGAATTGGTAGACGCAC